CGTTGTGCATTCGGCAAGAATATATGATAAACCGTCTTCTTAGGTCTTCCTTGTGTCAGAACCGAAATATCAGACGCACCAGTGATTTCTTTTAGGCTTTCAACAAAATCTTTCACTTATACCTCGCGTAGAAGGATTTTTTCATTTCATCAAAGTCTTTGACTGATCCGCCGAGTTTCTTGGTTATAACACCGATCATGACATTCTTTTCATTGAGATCTTTGTCTGGATCTCCACGGTATAGTCCTTGTGCCGAATCTCCCCAGAGTGTATAAGCGAAGCCGGTAACAATTGGCTTCCATGAGGACTTTGGAAGATTTTTTTGAATAAGGTCGATAAGTCCTGTGAAACTACTAAATTGTTTGAGCTCGTCCGAAGATGGAGAATGTCCAAACCATTCTTTGAAAATAAAATCTAGATCAGTATTGCCAGGAGATTCTGCTGTTGACATTTCTTTGTAATGTGGAATGTCGTTCGTCTTTATTTGTTTTCCAGAATCATCTTTGATCGGGGAAAGTTTGGTTCGTAGCCCACCAGTAACACTGAATGCTCGTTCGCTTGAAAGGATTTCTTTATCTTTCCCTCTAGACGTCTTTGCTGGAATTAGAACCTTCTTAAGATTTGGAGCTTCCATTGCACGCAGAAGATATTTGTGGGCAACTCCCTTAATGCCTTGTTCCATATCTTCCCATGCTGAGGAATGGCTAAACTGTGCCCATGGCGTTGGTTTGCCAGTTTTGTCAAATTCTACCAACTCCATATCAATCTGAATATTGATATCATATGGAACAAGTGTCCATAGAGTGATAAATTGCCCAGCCGATTTCTTATATCCAACGAATGTCAACGGGCCAAATGTTTCACCTTCGATACCAGAATTCAAGAATTTTTCAACAAACGGTTCAAGGTTGCCATCGACTTGAGTGTCGATATCTCCAACCGATTGTTTTACTTTAGAAAACTTTTCGTCTTCAATTTTCTTCAAGTCAAAGAAATGAAATGCAGAACCAGAAAGAAATTCTTTAGACTTGAAAAGAGAATCGTTCCACAAATAAAGACCAGTCGACTTCGAAAATGCTTTATTGATTTCGGACAATCCCTTATCAATAACAGGGACGATTTCTTTTCTTGATAGTTTTGTCAGGTCAATTCGTTGTGCTTCGGCGTCTCCCAAACGAACATTTCCACCTTCTAAAACGAACCTTCTAAAACTTTTTAACACGAGATTTCCGCCCAAGATGATTTCCTCAATGTATTTATCGGATAGAGTATCGATATTTGGAAATCATATCAATCATAACTTGTTCGTCTTGGTTTGGATTCTCACACTTTAAATAGGAATCCATTAAATCATTTGCAAACTTGGATGTGCTTGGATCGACTTTATAAACTTCGTCAATCCCATTCAACTTCATTACGAGAAACCGTTTGACACATTGTTTACATTCGCCACATGGAACTCCGTCATTATGCCAACAACTTGTAGTTTCTTTCAGTTCTGGAATGATTGCTTTTCCGAATGTCTCGATAGCCCATTTTACTGTGTCGACCTTTGACATCTTCTCTTCGACGAATGGAAACCTAACTTTACATCCATTGATGAATGGAGATAGCACATATGACAATACTTCCGAAGTCATTGCCCTGAACTTTTCATTCTTGTCGGTTGCTTGTTCGTTGTCCTCGTCAAACAATGTCCCCATCCATACTTCATCTGGAAGTTCTTGGCTGGCGGCCAGAGCGGCAAACACAAGATTCCTTCCAGGAATATAGATAGCAGACGCAAACGGATCAGACTTCTTGGACACGGGACGAATGCCAGTTGGAGACAACCAATCAATAGTTCGAATCTCAACATATTCTGGAAGTCGGTCGATCTCAACCTCTTCGGAATCTGCACCATGTGCATAGTAAATACATTTTACATCTGCATTTGGATAATTCTTCTCGGCATATTTCTTCATCAGGAAACTGTCCAACCCACCACTATACAAAATCACAATCTTCATTTGGAGTCCTCAAAATAATTATTTGTGCCTTACGTTCTCTTTAGTAACCAAATCATGTACAATTTTAACAACTTTTACGTTAGGACACAACCTTTCAATTTCGTCGGCCTGGATTGGATCGTCTTCGTAATGAATTACTATATTCATGTTGAATACAGAATTCAACAGATTGATGGTTTTTCCTTTATGAGTCCCAGAAGACAATCTACTCTTTTTGTCGAATGGAAGTGGGTTGAAGAAGGGGTAATTCGTAATCCCCTTACTCTGCAACATCGCTATCGTTTCTGGAATTTCTTCGAACGACCTTCCGGTGATAATGACATCGTTTTCTCTTGGAGTTAATCCAGGATATTCCCCCATGAAGATAACTCCGTCAATGTCATAACTCGCGATAGGATCATTCATAGTCAGTCTTTCCAGCTTGAAATGTATATGGAAGATCTTTTGCCCTTGGCCGTTTGTCTTTTAGTTGAGGCTCGGTCAACTTTGTCAGCACTCTCCTTGCAAGTGCGTCACACTCAAACTTTGCATCGTTGGTTGACAGTTGAAGAGGGGGAGTTTTCTGAGTCCAAGCAGAAGGACCCCGCAAAAATCCAACGACTCCAAGTTCCGAAGCCACTTTGCAGAATCGAATTGCCGAGATAACCACTCCGCCAGAATTAGGAGAATCTTGAACTGACATTCGACATGCAAGCTCATAACGAGCTCCAGCAAATCCATAAGCAACTATGTCGATATTACAAATCTTATTATCAGATCCAACATATTGTCCACCTGGTTTCTGATGAACTGTTAATGATGGGCCAGCATAGAGTGTCATTCCGGCAATTGATTCGTTCCGAACCGAGTTTTGCCCCTTCAATACGTTCTCTTTTGAAACGTGTTTACTATGGAGCCTATCTTTGCTCGACATATTTAAGAAATCGGTGTTTGCTGTTCTACCAGTTCTAATATGTTCCTGACCCTGTGTGCTTCCCGCGCTCATATTAAGTTGTATATGCTGCGAAACTATAAGACCAGAATCGAGCATTGCTCCTTGGAGAACTTCGGAAAGTCTCGATGCACCCCATGCTGACCGCATATCTGACCCAACAATTGTTAGCCCAGCATCAATAAATTTCTGCTCATATTCCATAGTCTCTTCGGTTGAGATCAGTGTCGGAATACAATTTACTACATGGCATTTTGCTTGAATTGCGGCGTCGATATAAAACCGACTTGCTTCTTCTGATCCAACTGGAAGGTAGTTAATTACTACGTCGACCTTATGATATTTCAAAAGATCAACAATTCGTTGGAACGGCTCGGCTGGAATTGCTCCAGTCCTAAACGAAACATCTTCTGGGAAATCTAGCATATAGGGAGCAACTCCGTCGAGCTCAGGTCCAGAGTAGACAATTGCTCCCTTTTCAACACACGCAGTCGGCCCAGTGTCAACAATCTGCCGAACGTGGTCCATCGCACAATTTGGTTTAGCGCGAAGTGCTTCGATTAGTGGACGATTAACTTTTCGAATATCAACATCAAACCCGCAAACGAATTCAATATCGTGAGCAGTATAACCCCCGATATCATGATACATCAACCCGACTTTGTCGTCTGGGTTTTCATTGTAATATTGAACTCCCTCAACTAAACTCTTTGCACAATTTCCAACACCAACGATTGCGACTCTGATTTTCATACAATTTCCTTCATTATTTCAGTTGATTTTCGGTTTTGATGAGACCGAAGGCAGAAGTTTTGGCACCGAAGTGAGTAGCTGCCTAAAATTAACTCATTTAAATATTGTAACGTGTTTGATTCTATTTGTCAAGTCAAAAGAAACTACTGATGTCGACTTGCTTTTCTTTCACTGCAACCGATTTCATCGACGATTTAAAAATGTTCGACCATTCGTCAAAATCTGTTTTTGTATCTACATCTTGAAACGAACGAAACATCGAAAACTTTTTCATGTCAACAACATCCTCAAGTCTTGGAGCAGACAAGAATGTTTTTGTAGCTTCCAACAATGCCAAGCTCGATGTAACAGTAAATGCCGTCCATACTCTAACAATCTCATTCTTATCTTTTCCAGCAGCAATATGTTTTTCGTTGTTGCTGTTGATTACATTGTGTAGATGCTTTGGGCTATGGACTCCATCCAACTGGTCTATCTCTTTAATTTTGTTGAATATTTTTTCATATGCTACTTGGTCGTAATGTCGTCCAAATGAAAATTGATTTTGTTCTGGACCGTCCGCAAAATAAAAAGTACCTTTTGAAAGTCCACTTGTATGAGATGTCGAATCGAAACTTAAAATAACATCTGAATTTCTACCATCTCTAAAGCATACCAAGTTTGGCACAAGCCGACGCGTCGACCCAACACCCAAAAGGTGAATCTGTTTGTTTTTTAGATTATATTTTCGAAGTATTTGAAAACTAGCGAATGTTCGAACAAAGGACTCATATTCTCCATTTCCAAGTGAGGTTGAACCAAGAGAAATTCCACCCAAATAGTCATGATAATCTGGGGGAAGTTCGTTCAGAATAATATCCGCCCATTGTAAGAAAGTGTCGACATCATTTCCCTGAACAATCATCAATGGTTTGCTGACTGTTCCGAGTTCTCTAAAAGCATCGATTTGCTCTTTCAGATTAGCTGCCGAATCCTTTGCACACTTTACGAAAATATCCTTATCGAAGAATCTGTCACCAGTGCTACCAATCCTTGAGGAAGCAGCCGGAGTATAAAGAGGAATCTCGTCAAACGACATTGCAATTGTTGAGTTCTTTGCTTGAGACTCATATATTTTTCGCTTAATGTCAGAATCCATCTTCGACCCACGAGTGATAATTTGAAGACCGCCAGAATCAGCATGAATATCACAAATCACATCTCGTAGATATTTGTTCAGTAAATCTCCTCCCGATTTTTCCGTGAATGCGTTATATAACATTCCAAGAGAATATCCTTTTGCCTTTACCTTTTTGAATAAATTGCGAAGGAACTCGATATTCTCTTCTGTATAAGACGAATTCATCAAGAGTTTTGAATATCCAACTCCAGACATGATGTAGTGGAACCGATCAACATCAACCATTATTTTTGCCTTGCTAGAGAAAGAAATTCTTGTCGAGCACTTGGATTATCTCTAAACGCACCCGACAAGAAACTTGTCGATGTTGTTGCTCCAGTTGACTCAACACCTCTCCATGAAACGCAAAAGTGTTCACATTCCATTACAACGGCGACATCGTCTGTCTCACAAATAAATTTTACTGTTTCACCAATCTGTTGAGTCTGAAGTTCTTGGAGTGTCGGGCGGCGAGAAAAATATTCAACAATTCGTGGGAGTTTAGATAGTCCCAATGCAATATTCTTGGGCTTATAAGCAATTGTGCATGTTCCAACAATTGGAACAATATGATGAGAGCAGCTACTTTTCACTGGAATATTATGCTCAATAACAATTTCATCATAATGGTGGTCATTTGGAAACCCAGTACACTTGGGGAAATTTTCGGGTTTCAGACCCCACATTGTTTCTTTAACTAGCATCTTTGCAACTCGTCTTGGAGTGTCAACGTGGGATGGGTTTGTCATATCCAAACCAATAGTCGTCAACATTTCCAAAACATTCTGTTGAATTTTCTCAATTTTTTCATCATCTGGAACATTTAACATCGCTTCGTCCACTGCACTTTCAAGGTGCAAAGATTTTAAATGTTGAAGAACCTTCAACCCAAGAACTGGATCGCATTTCGTTGATTGTAGCATTCGAGTTTCCTTTTGTTTTCGAATTTGAATTGTAACTTAGATTTAAGGAATTGTCAAGTCCTCATACCTACTTATGTGGATTTTTATACCTCGATTGATGAGAAATCTTTCTTCTTCTTCAATGTGCTAAATCCACTTGGGCCACCTCTTTCTTCTTTTTCATCTGGGCTTCCCTTCTCAAGTATTCTACCGTTAGCAGGTTGATCGACATTATAAAGAAGCATCTTTGCCCGATCAACTCCGACAACGAATCTCTTGTTCAACACTGGATCAGAAAACCGATTCTTCAACTGCTTAAACATAATCATGTTCTGTTCATCGAGTGCTTCGGTTCTGATGATAGCAAATATTGCATCTGCAATCATTGCTGTTCCGAACGAATCTGAGATTTCGGTGATTTCCGAATCGGAATTATTGTTACCAGATCTGGAGAACTGCGTACTACTTATAATCGGAACATTGAATTCAATTGCCAACCCACGCAATTCTTCCGCAATCGACTTCACCATACTATAACTGTTGACATTATTCCCTGCTTTATATCGAACAGACGACATAATATTAACATAATCAACCATTATAATATCTGGGACAAATTCTTGTTTCAATTGAAGGTCATTTAGAAGTGCTCGAAAATGTGCAACGTTCGCGCCAGCAGTTGGATATTCTTTAACCACCATCTTTCCAGTTATTGTTGGCAGAACCTCGGACATTCGTTGAACATATTTTTCCTTTGACCACTTCTCAAGCTCGCCAAGATTCGTTTGCAAAAGGTTTGCGTCAATGCGTTCGAGGATGCGTTCTTCTGCCATCTCAAGTGTGATATAAAGAACGTTTTTCCCGGACTTGATATAAGACGATGCGAAGCTACATTTTACCATGCTTTTGCCAGCATTGGTGTTATGTGAGCTAACATTTTCTGTCCAATATCTATGATTTGGATGGTCAATTACGACGTCAACAATGGGAATTCGATTCCCCGTCTTTTGTATTACATATTCCGTTCGATATCCAGACTTTGTTAGAATATTTAGGTGGGGAATATAATTCGCGTCAAGATCAAACAGTTCTTTTGCAGAAAACCACCCAGATGCAGTTTCGAATAAATGATTCTCATTACACCTAATCAAATGACCGTCTATTTGGAGGATATATTCGTCCCATATCCCCTTATCAACATATTCCGCAATCGGGACCCATCCATCGGGCGAGTCGATTTCGACATCGGAATTATTCATCAACTGTTGAATCCTACCAACCGTTGAAATCGACTCGTGCCATTGTTGCATAGACTTTTGCCGAGTTCTAATCTTAACTTTAGTATCTGGATGAACACACCCCGCTATCAGCAATGTCAATGTTTTCTTAGGCAATCCACCGCCAGTGATGGTATTGAGCATGTCGATATCGAACGGAATTCGAACCGATTCCGCATGCAACTTCTCAAACCGTTCTTCAACGTCAGTTAATGACTGCCCAACCGATTTATTAAAGGATATTGACAATGCATCTTTTAGAATATCCGGAAGTTGATCTCGGCTTTGTTCTTCATCGTTAATAATTTCAATACATTTCAGAACAGAATTATAAACACTTCGTTCTTTAATCCAGGCTTCGGCATGTTCGACTAACCATGCCTGGCTTGGCTCCTTAATTCTCGATGATGCAACCTCAGCAAGGACGCACTCCGCTTTTGTTACAGAGTCTTCTGAAAGTTTATTGTTCGTTCGTAAAGAAACAATAATCTCATCTTTTGACGGCAGAACATTGTATTTAGAAACAAACTCGTCCACTGCTTTGAAAACAGTTTTTTTGCTTGTTTCTGTGAAATATTCCTCCTTCAAAAAAGGAAGAACATGCTTAGCAAAGTCTGGGTTAAAGAAGAGACCATGTAAAACTTGCTCTTCGATTCCAGACATTATTCTTCCTCGTCGATGAATTTAGTGGATTCAAGCAGATGCGTGAGTATGATATCATAAATGATATCTTGAACTTTCAATTTAATGTCGCCTTCCAGTTCAATGCCTTCTCCATCCAAATTAAATGTATCGTATTCAAAACTCAAGACACCATCTTTCAACTCAAATGTTTTAGAGTTGAGTCTGACCAAGACTTTCTCGTTCTCTAACGCAATTAAGACATCTTGATCCAACGAAGAAATTGCATACCTAACGTTTGCTAATCTATCATCAACTGCCTTTATAAGTTCGTCGATGGAGGTAATGTTTTCATAAGAGTTACTCATTTGTTGTCTCCTCTGGTTGGGCCTCATCTGTATCTGCTTCTCCTGCACCATAACAAAACAATGGTTTCATTTTCTCATTGATGAGATCCAATATTTCCTTTGTAAAATATTTCTCGGGGTCTCGATTTATTTGCGTTCCAAATACCTTTCTACCATCTGGAAGAACAAGCCGAGTCGAATCCTTCTTGAAGACTCCACATTTTTCCGCAATATCAACTAAACCATAATATCGTTGTAGTCCAGTGTCGTGCCGAATCAAAACGGAAACCTCTGCTCCAGTCTTAGTCAACCTAGATTTATAAAGATTCGCGCGAATATTCAATCCAACCAGTTGGCCGTCTTCTTTCTCTTTGCGCTTGTTCAGGATAACAATTGTCGATGCCGCATACTTGACACCACTTCCGCCACCTATCTCGGATGGACTATACATATCAAAAACGGCGTAGACATGGTTGGTCAAAATCATCGGGACTTTTGCTTGTGCCAGCTTCAATGTTAAAATCCTGAATGCTCCCTTAATAAGCTGCGTCCGAGTCATATCTTTTACATCTTTTCCCTCTGTAGTGTCCTTTACCTCTTTATTGGTCGACAACATGCCAAGAGAATCGAGAACAAACAACATTCGTGGCCGAGATTCCTTCTTTGCTTCGATATATTTGTCAAGAATCCTAACTGCCTGAGTCCGAAAGTCTTCAACTGTTGCAACTGGAATAATGAATATGCGCTTTGAATCAATCCCACGACTTTCAATATCTTCCTTTGTAATTGCACCTTCTGATTCAAAATAAAAGCAAGCAGAATCGGGATGTGCTTCCAAGAAGTTTTTTGTTCCAGTCAAGACTGCAAAAGATTTTCCCGAGGCTTCCTCACCAGCTAAAGCAGTCACTTTCCCAACTGGATATCCTTTGTAAATATCCCCAGAAATCAAAGCATTGAGCGCATATGACCCAGAGTCAATATATTCCGTTATATCTCCGCTCATTACACCGTCACATACTGCTTGTGCCATATTGTTCTTTGTTTCTTTTACCAAACTATTCCATAGTGCGTCACTCATAGCTACATCCTTCTTGTAAAATTAAAGTATAACGGATTCTTTTCGAAAAGTCAAGATAAAAACAGAATGAGGCCGAAGCCTCATTCTGTTTGGTTGGATTGTTGGTTAGCCGACAATGTAAGCATTAACTTTTCCGTCAGTATAACTTGTAACTGTTGCCATCATTTTCGGATATTTGTCCGTTAGAGATAACTTGGCAATTGGAGCCGACGAAGTTGTCGAGCATGTTCCAAGAGATAACCAGTTCACCCCAGTAACAGATCCATAGAAGGTTACCGTGCTTGTTCCAACATTCTCGACGACAAACGTACCATTCATTTCTAACAGTGCTTCAATTACTGCCGAATCGTTCAACGTCGAAGAGTTTTCAAAAAACTTTCTAACTTTCATGATTTATTCCTTCAAACTTGTATTTATATTTAGCCTGTCGACTCGGCATCACCCAAAAGGGTTTCGGCCAAGATTTGAAACTCTTCGTCTTCCGAAATCAACTCATTCAAATTGTTCTTGAAGTATGTTTTGGCAAGTTTCCGTAGATGTTTGGGAGCAATCTTATACTTTTCCGAAAGAGCCTTAATTTCTTCCGAGATAAACGATCTCTCTCCAGCAATACGAATCTGACAATCGCCGATTTCTTTAATCGACTTCATAATTGTGTCGCGAACTTTAGGATCCGCTAGTACGTTTGTAATGCTTGATTGGTCAATTTCTTTCATCTTTCATTTTCCTAATTGAAGCTTCGTTTAAATGTCATCTAGCACTGCTTGAATTTCGACTGGATCAAT